TGCGCGCCGACCTGATGCGCTTCTACCGTCAGCGGGGACACCGCGTCATCGCCACGACGCTGATGATCCCGCCGCGCGTGCTCGCTCCGATTCGGCCGTTCACCTGCGTCGAGGCGGTGAAGCGCGTCCTCGGCCTGCGGGCGCCGTGGGTCTTCACGCCCTGGCAGCTCTATTGCCACCTGCTGCAGCATGGCCGGATGGGTTCTTCTTGACATCAGGCCTAGTTTAGGATATTTTTCCTTTACGAACAGCCGAACTGCATCCAGCGATCATCGGCGGTCGGAACCGAAGGAGGCAACAGCCATGGATGAACTGCTGCGACCGCCCACGGCGCCCCTCGCCCTCCAAGCCACCGACACCCTCGAGGACGAGTTTCCCGGTCCCACCGCCATCAAGCCGCTGAGCCAGCGGTTGCGGCGCCCCACCAGTGCGGCAGCATCGCGCAACCGCAGCCTGCTCGCCATCGCGACGCCTGCCCGCCGCGGCAAACTCCAGCTTGGCGAGTAAGCCATGACCGATATCTCCGCCGCTGCCGTTCTCGCCCGATTTGCCCAGGCCAAGACGCGGCGCAGTGCCTGGGAGGGCGTCTGGCAGGACTGCTATGATTATGCCTTGCCCAGCCGCGACAGCGCCATCTTCGGCGACGTATCCAGCCCCCGCCGCGCCGACCGCCTGTTCGATGGCACGGCTCCGGATGCCGTCGATCAACTGGCGGCGAGCTTGATGTCGCAGCTGACCCCGCCGTGCGCGCGTTGGTTCGGCTTCTCCTGCGGCCCGGACGTCGCAGCGGCAGACCGCGCGACGCTGGCATCCGACCTGGAGCGGGCGGCGACGGTGATGCAGAGCCATTTCGACCGCTCGAACTTCGCCGTCGAGATGCACCAGTGCTATCTCGACCTGGTGACCGCCGGCACTGCCTGCCTGATGTTCGAGGAAGCAACGCCGGGCGAGCCGTCGGCCTTCCGTTTTACCGCGGTGCCGCTGGGCCAGGCGGTTCTGGAGGAGGGGCCCACCGGCCGGCTCGATGTCACGTTCCGCCGCTCGTCCTTCTCGTTGTCGCAGGTGCATCGGCGCTTTCCGCTCGCCGCGGGGCTGCTGGATGAAGCCGCGCCGGCAACCGCCCAGCACAGTGAACCGCGGCTGGCGGTGATCGAAGCGGTCATCCCGGACGAGACGGGCTACAGCTATCTCGCGATCGCCGACAGCCATGCCCGGCAGGGCGAACCCGTGGTGGTGAGCCGGGGCCGCTTCCCCATGTCGCCCTTCATCAACTTCCGCTGGCTGAAGGCGCCGGGCGAGCTCTACGGCCGCTCGCCGGTGATGAAGGCGCTGCCGGACATCAAGACCGCGAACAAGGTCGTCGAGCTGGTGCTGAAGAACGCATCGATCGCGGTGACCGGCATCTGGCAGGCCGATGACGATGGCGTCATCAATCCCGCGACCATCCGCCTCGTGCCGGGGGCGATCATTCCCAAGGCGGTCGGCTCCGCTGGTCTGACGCCGCTCGAGGCGCCGGGGCGCTTCGATGTCTCCGAACTGGTGCTCGACCAGTTGCGCACCCGCATCCGCAAGGCGCTGTTCGTCGACTACCTGGGCCAGGTCAACGGTCCGCGGATGACTGCAACGGAAGTGCTCGAACGGTCGGCGGAGATGGCGCGGATCCTGGGCGCTGCCTATGGCCGTCTGCAGTCGGAGCTGCTGTCGCCGCTGGTGGCGCGCGCCTACGCGATCCTGGTGCGGCGCGGGGAAATCGCCGATGCGCCGCTCGACAACCGGGTGGTGACGCTGGAGTACCGCTCGCCGCAGGCGCGCCACCAGGCACAGTTGGAAGTGCAGAACACCCTGATCTGGCTCAATGCCGTCAAGTCGCTCAACGACGACGCCTGGCAGGCGGTCGATGCGGTGGCCGCCGCGCGCTGGCTCGGCCGCTCCCTCGGCGTGCCGGGAGAGCTGATCCGCGAGCCGGTACCGGCCGCGGCGGCGCCCGGGGATGCGCCTGTCGATGCACCCGCCGATGCGGCTGCCGTTGCGGCCGCCCCCGATGCCGCCAAGGCACGGAGGGACGGATGAAACCGGCCGACGCGGGCTGGCCGTGGTTCGACGGCAGCGCATCGGCTGAAAACAGCGCCGCCGCGGAGGGCATGGCCGGGCCATCGCTCGCCGCGGCCTTCACCCGCTGTTTCGCCACCGACGCGGGCCGCACGGTGCTGCGTCATCTCTGCAGCGTCACCCTGGAACGCACCGCAGCACCGGACGCGCCGGAGAGCGTGCTGCGCCATCTCGAAGGACAGAGGTTCATCGTCCGCTACCTCCAGCAGTTGGTGGAGCGGGGAAGAGCAGCCCCAGGCTCACACCCTCGGGCCATCAGCCAGATCAATGAGGTCGACACGATGCCAATTGGAGAGCCGTGATGCCGGACAACCTTCTCAATGCTGCCCTTGAAGGCGAGGATCCCGCCCAGGTGATGGAGAACGCGCAGGCCGAGCCGGACCCGAGCGGACGCCCGCCCGGCCTGCCCGACAAGTTCTGGGATGAGAAGCACAAGGCGGTGCGCCTCGATGCAATGATCCGGTCCTATGCGGACCTGGAGAAAAAGCTTGGCAGCGTCTCGCACCGCGAGGTTCCGCCGTCACCGGATGACTACGACATCAACCTGCGGGATGAGATCCTCGCCGTCGACGCCGAGGTGAACAAGAAGCTGCATGCCGCCGGCTTCAGCCGGGAGCAGGCGCAGGTGGTGTACGACCTCGCCTACGACCACCTGCTGCCGCTGCTGGCGGATCTGGCAGCGCAGCTCGAAGCCGACAGCCAAGTGCAGCGACTGGAGCAGCGCTTCGGAGGTCGCGAGCGCTGGCGCGAAGTCGCGCGGCAGATCAGCGCCTGGGGCTCGACCCACCTGCCGGTTCAGGTCTTCGAGGCGCTCTCGACGACACCTGAGGGCATCGAGACGATGCACCAGATGATGGCCGCGGCCGAGCCCGGCCTGATCCGAGAGCGCGGCACCAGCGACGGGATCGACGAAGCGGAGATGAAAAGCCTGATGCGCGATCCCCGCTATTGGCGGGACCAGGATCCGACCATCGTCGAGCGGGTCCGCGCCGGGTTCCGCGCCCTCTACCCCGCGCAGCGCTGACCGGCGGGCGGTGACACCGCGCCGTCATTCAGCATCGATCGCCGCGCGCAACGCCAGCCCCTGAAGCCGGGCGGTGCGACGGCGTTCCCCCTCCAGCAATCGCTTCTGTCCGGGTTGCGGATAACCGGCTGGGGACCAGGTCCCCAACCGGCCCGCACCGGCGCCGGGTTCGGCGAGCGGCGGCTCCGCCATAACCGCCCGCCCTGCTCCTTCGTTCAGCGGACCCGTTCCAACCATGGAGTAGACGTTTCATGTCAACGTCAGTTGAGCTTTCCTTCATCAAGAACTTCGAAGCCGAGGTCCACATCCAGTATCAGCAGATGGGATCGAAGCTGCGCAACACGGTGCGGACCAAGGACAGCGTCATCGGCGCGACGACGACCTTCCAGAAGGTCGGCAAGGGAACCGCCAGCACCAAGGCGCGTCACGGCAAGGTTCCGGTGATGAACGTCGATCATCAGCCGGTGGACTGCCTGCTGCAGGACTACTACGCCGGTGACTGGGTTGATCAGCTCGACGAGCTGAAGACCAACATCAATGAACAGCAGGTTGTCGCGAAGGCCGGAGCCTATGCGCTGGGCCGCAAGACCGACGAGCTGATCATCGCCGAGCTGGCCAAGTCCACCAGCTACGCCGGCCTCGATACCGATGGCCTGACGAAGGCGAAGATCCTGGTGGCGTTCGAGCTGCTGGGCGACGCGGAAGTGCCGGATGACGGCCAGCGCTACGCGGTGGTCGGCTGGAAGCAGTGGAGCGAGCTGCTCAACATCCAGGAGTTCGCCAACGCCGATTACGTCGGCGCCGAGGAGCTGCCCTGGAAAGGCACGCAAGCGAAGCGCTGGCTCGGCACGCTGTGGCTGCCGCACTCCGGGCTGCCGAAGAACACCGGTGTCCGCAAGTGCTTCTGGTACCACCGCACCGCGGTCGGGCATGCGATCGGCGCCGATGTGCGCACCGACATCACCTGGCACGGCGATCGCGCCGCGCACTTCGTCAACAACATGATGAGCCAGGGATCCTGCCTGATCGACCCGACCGGCATCGTCACCCTGCGCTGCATCGAGAACTAAGGGGCTTCAGCGATGGCTTACAACTCGAGCAAACTCAGCGTGCTGGCCTACGCCAACGGATTTACCCTCTGGCACTACAGCACAGAAGACACCGCCGCGACCGCCGACACGGCAGGCTATTTCAACAAGGCCGCCGACATGCTGCGCACCGGCGACATGATCCTGGTCAACGTCGATACCGCCGGCACGCCCGGCGCCGGCGTCTTCGTCGTCGCCGCCAACCAGGGGGGCAACGTTGACGTGACCAACCTGACGCCGTTTGGCACTGCCAACAGCGACTAGCATCGCCCCAGTCGCCCCCGGCTGAAGCCGCAACAGCGGTGAGGAACAACGCCGGTTCCTCACCGCGCCCTTGGGCATGCGAGCGTCAGCCGCACGCGCTCTTCCATTGTCTCATCTCAACCTGTCGATGATCGGGGTACCAGATGCCTTTGAGCCCGATAGATCTCTGCTCGCGCGCACTCTTGAAGGTCGGTGCCAAGAGCATTTCGTCCTTTGACGAAGGCACTGTCGAATCCGAGGTCGCGGCGAGTCTCTTCCCGATTGTCCGGGATGCGCTGCTATCGGCGCATCCATGGAACTTCGCCACGCTGCAGACCGGGCTTGCGCGATTGTCGGTCGCTCCGATCGCTGATTTCAGTTTCCGCTTCCAGTTGCCGGTTGATTGCCTGCGTGTCCTGAGCGCCGGTTCGGGCGACCGCGGCCGTGGCCTGCACTATCGGATTACCAACCGGCAATTGCTCTGCGACGCCGACGAGGTCATTCTCACCTATATCGGCCGTCCGCCGGAGGCGGATTTCCCGCCGTTTTTCCAGTCCGTGCTCATCACGCACCTGGCAGCGGAATTCTGCATCCCGCTCACCGACAGCACATCGCGATGGGAGGCGCTGCAGAAAGCTGCCGATCTGGAGCTGCGCCGGGCGCGCCTGATCGACGCCCAGGAGGAGACGCCGGGCAGCATCCAGGACTTCACTCTCCTGGTAGGACGATCCTGATGCCGCGCTTGAGCATCCTCAAGACCAGCTTCGCCGCCGGCGAGCTGTCAACCGATCTGCTGGGCCGCTCGGATCTGCGCGCCTACGAGAACGGCGCCCGATGCCTGACGAACATTTTCATTCATTCCACCGGTGCCGTTTCACGACGCGCCGGCTTGCGCTTCATTCATGCAGCACGCGGTCCCGGACGGCTGATCGCCCTCGAGCTGGACATCGAACAGATCTACCTGCTCGCCTTTTCGGATGGGGCGATCGACATCTTCTTCCGCAACGAGCCGGGGCGGCTGATCCAGGTGGCGGAATGCGCCTCACCGTGGTCGGAGGCGGACCTGCAGCAGCTCAGCTGGACCCAGCATGGCAGCAGCCTGTTGATCGTGCATCCGAACAAGCCGCCGAAGCGGCTGGCACGCAATGAACAGGGGAGCTGGAGCCTTTCCGACTGGGTAACCTTCGCCGATCGCGAGCGATCGATCGGCCCGCAATTCAAGTTTGTCGACAGCAGCATTACCCTCAACCCGAGTTCCCCCGACAAGGGCATCGTGACGATCACCGCTTCGGCGCCGGTGTTTCAGGCCGGGCACGCCGGGACCCGCTTGCGGATCGAAGGCGCGGAAGTCCACATCGCCGAGGTTCTGTCGCCGACGCGGGTCAGAGCCGAGATCAAGGATGGCAACCTGACGACCACGGCGACCCGCGACTGGACGGAACAGGCCTGGTCGGCGGTTCGCGGCTGGCCGGCATCGGTGTGTTTTCACCAGAACCGGCTCGCGGTCGGCGGCTCCCGCGATCTCTCCAATCGGCTGTGGCTTTCCCGGTCCGGCAATGCCTTCAACTTCGACCTGGGGAGCGGGCTGGACGATCAGGGCATCGAGTTCACGCTGCTCTCGGACCAGACCGACGCCATCCGCCATGTCTTTTCCGGCCGCCACCTGCAGGTGTTCACCTCGGGCGCCGAATGGATGGTCACGGGTGAACCGCTGACGCCCAGCAACATTCAATTGCACCGGCAGACGCGGGTCGGCTCCCCGGTCGACCGCACCGTCCCGCCACGCGCCGTCGATGGTGCAACGCTGTTCGTCTCGCGCACCGGCAAGCAACTGTGCGAGTTCCTGTTCGCCGACACCGAGCAGGCCTATCAGGCCAGCGACCTGGCATTGCTCGCGCACCATCTGATGCTGCGGCCGATCGACATGGATTTCGAGAAGTCGAAGCGGCTGTTCCACATCGTGATGAGCGACGGAACGCTGGCGACCGTAACCATCTACCGCGCCGAAGGCGTTACCGCCTGGACACGACAGCAAACGCGAGGCGGCTTTCGCGCCGTCGTCTCGGCCGGCGACGATGTGTTCGTTCTGGTCGAGCGGGCCAATGGCTGGACGATCGAGGTCTTTGACCCTGCGGTGCATGTGGACTCCGCGCTCATCGGCGAGGCGTCCGAGC